AGCTGCTAGTTAATTATTAGCCTGACGAGACCAACTGCATAGACCATTTGGAGATATGCTCACCACGGGCTTCCTGTGGACACAATTTCTTGTAAAACCCTTAAAAATTACCCAGACAGAGGGTTCTTGTTATTCTCTGCTATTTTTTGTTGCAAAGAAGAAATTTCAGCTTTAATAGTAGCGATGTCTGTTTTTATTTCAGTAACATCTGGTACTTCTACGCTATCTATTTCTTTTTCTAAAAACTTAACTGAGGTTTCAATAGATGCAAAGCGTTCTTCAATAATCTTTTGCGCATTTTCAGTATCACCTATGCCACCTATTTGAGCTTCTAGGTTATCTAACCTATTAACGTATTGCGCGCCCTGGTAGCCGAAGCCGGCTAAAGTTGTAACAATACCTACAAGAGCTATTATTTGTGTTGTTTTGTTTTCAAACCAGTTCATAAATTCTCCTATAGAGTTGGTTGCATTTCTTTAAGAGCAGTTAACGTTCTAATGTTACTACCGGCTAACTGGTAAAACGCTGCTCTGTTGTCTTCAATGTTATTACTAGTATAAATGCTTTTAGGTTCATACCAAACTTCTTTTTCTGGAATACTAACAAGACGGTAATTGTTAAACCCAGGAACAAATCCCATTACTGCAATAATAGAATTTTCAGATCCATACTCGCCCGTTTCTTGTTGTTGTGCTTGTACATCTTCTTGTGCGTCTTGGAGGTTCTGTGCAACTATGTTTGCTACTGTGCTGTCACTTTCAGCATCATTGCTAACAGAACTTATTGAAACATCCATTTGATCTTGTGTAGTAGTAGTAGATGCGTCTGCTACTACTACTGAAGTTGTAGTAGTTTCTGTTTCTACTTCACTAGAACTAATAGAACTTGTAGACATAGAAGTGCTACTCATATCAAGGACCTCGTTTGTTTGTGCCGTGGAAGACGCAAACTGATCCGACATACTTGGAGAACTGCTAGTGCTAATGCCCCCGGTCGACGAACCGTTGGCACTGTTCCCGGACGCTGAACTTGTACCGTTGGCGTGGACAGATGTGCCGGCCGTCGTTCCGCTTACGCTTTGTTGTGCTGTGGTGATAGTAGAGGAGACAATACGCAATGCTATATCTCTACTAATAGAACTTTTACCTGTAGCTTCTTCTCGCTCAACTACTTGAAATTCTTCTGCAAAAGCCTCTTCAAACTCTTGCGGGGCCTCTTCTCTTTCAATTTGTTCCTCTGCTTCAGCTTCAGCTACACGTTCTTCTATGGCTTCAAAGATTTCTTCAACAGCTTCTTCTTCGTATATCTCTTCAATGAATTCTTCTTCTGGTTCATCTAACTCAGCAAACTCTTCTTCCATACGTTCTTCGTGTTCTGTTTCTTCTTCAAACCATTCTTCTAATTGTTCAATGGTTTCTAGTTCTATAAAGGTGGTTGGTTCTCTGTAGTCTTCTACAAGAAAGCTTTCTTGAAATAAAAACTCTTCTAGCATGTGTTCTTCTTGGCGGTGTTGTTCTTGTTCTATGTCCCAAACGTCCATCATTACATCTACATCGTCATAAGACGTTATAAGTGTAGTCTCAAAATCTATCATCCCATCATCACTGAAACTTATATCTGAACCCATCCACTCATCTACTTGTTCTTGACCAAACTGCTCTACATCTAATTCATACCAATCAGCATCAGTAAATCCTTCACACCTGTTCTCGTAACAAGGATCATTGGGGTCTAGCCATTCGTCATACTCTTCGTCATACCACATATCTTCTTCTTGATAGCCGTAGTCTGTTTCTTCTTCGAAGTAAGCAACCGAGTCCTCTTGGTTATAACCCCTACAAAAAGGTGCGTATTGTGGATCTTGGTCACATTGTTGATCGTCATACGCTTCCCAGTAGCCTGTGCAACTAACATCGTTAAGGGGGTTGCCACAATCCACACCATTACCTGAACCTGAACCAAACAAAGAACCACCGTTCTCTAACATAGTATTAGAAGAAGAGTCGTTCCAGTTTGTGTTTACGCAAGAACTAGAGTTCGTAGAGCCTGTGTTACATTCATCATGAAACAGGTATTCATAAACTTCAGAGCTACCACTACCTACTTCTCCTATCAAAACATCGTGGTTAATAACATCTAAAGCACCATACCTAAATTCAAAGCTATCATTAGTCCAAAGTATTATTTCAAAGCTGTTATCAGATGCTCGGTTGTACTCTCTCATGTCATACCAACCAAATACCGTTTTATCACTGAAGGCTTTTGCTAACATTTTAGAGTCGTTGTCTCTTATAAGATCAGTCCAAAAAGGTAGCATTGTATAAGTGTATTGAGAAGCTAACGGGTCTGGCGTGTAGTCGTTGCAGTAAGCACCAGAAGTTTTAAAATGCAGACAACCATTGGTAGCTATGCGCCCTTGGGTAAAGGCTTGACCATAGAAATCAAACGTAAATCCTAAATTAAAAACAGCCGAGACTTGGTCGTCTCCTGCATTAAGATTAGTAGTGCCCGATTGGTTTGTGAGGTCTATTAAAGATTGATTGGCTTCATAGATGTATGTTGCTGATAGATTACTTGTTAGTAATAAACAACATGTTATTTTAAGCCAGCTATGCATTCTTTTTTAAGTTGACTGTTTGAGTGCCATACTCTTTTGCATTCTTTAACTTTTTCTTTGTACCAAATTTTATAGTCTGGTCTGTCTTGATTGTTTTCTTCCCAAGCTACAGTTGCTTCTTTCCCTATCTTACCTTTGTAAGGACAAGGTGTACCTGCCATTTCCATAGCGTTAAAAACACGTTCATCCGCACAAAGCAAACTAATAGATGCTACTTTCATTCCCATATCGTAGAGGTATTTAGATAATTTTAATCTCTCACAGTTTGTGTCTGTAACTGTACGCCCTGAAGAAAAACCGAACACTTGTCCTTGAAATGCACCCGACCGGCCCACGGTACATAAGTCTTGTGAATAAGACATTATAGATGGGGCAATAGCTGAAGCAGGGGGAGCTTCGCTTTTTACGTTTTGATTAATAGTTTGTGTCGAACTCGATTGGTTAATGTTTCTATTCGTGTTATCAGATGTGTTGTTATTTTGATTAACATTTTTGTTGTTAGTTGTAACATTTGAATCCGATTTTGAAGTATTGACATTTGTATTATTCGAAGTGTTGACGTTAGTATTATTCGAAGTGCTTGAATTAGTGACATTTTGATTTACTGTTGAATTTACTGTTGAGTTAGATGTTGAATTTGAAGTATTAACATTGGTGTTTGCATTAACATTATTTGAGCTTGACGTATTTACGTTAGTATTAGAATTGGTATTAGAATTGGTATTAGAACTGGTGTTGTTATTTGTATTAGTAGAGTTGTTCGTGTTGACATTGGTATTAGAATTGGTATTTGAGTTAGTATTATTATTGGTGTTTACATTGGTATTGGAGTTATTAGTTGTGGTGTTGTTAGTAGTATCCAAACTATTTTGCTCGCAATACTGAGTGCCAGCAGTACAGTTACCTGTCTGATCCCCATATGAATTAAATGATAATACTAACCCTAAAACTAGAAGTGCGCGTTTTTTCATATTTTTTTATTAACATTTCCAACGCTTTCTAGCCTGCCTTAGCCTTGAGTTCGGGTCTTTTGCAGCTTTAGGGAATTTCTTCATCTGCCCAGCAGATCTAGCGCAATAAGACTTACGTCTTTTAGCAGCTTTGCTTCCCTTTTTAACTTTTCCTGTTACTGCAGTTTTAAGTTTGGATCCAGGATTTGCTCTGCGATGAGCAGCAACGCCCTTCGCAGTCATACCTGCACCCGATTTAGTTTTACGGTAGTTAGCGCCTTTACCCTTTGTTGTTTTTCTTATTGGGTTTTCTTTTTTGCGGGGCACTTTTCTTCCTTATTGGTTTTTCTGGGGTTAAACTTTTTTTAAATAGTTTTGCATAGGCTTTTTTTACCCCATTTAAAAATTTTTCAATATATTCTATATACATAATTATACTCATTAGCAACAATGCTATAGCAATAGTATAGCAAATTATCACTTTTTCTTAGCTGTTTTTTTAGATTTCTTAAATGCTTTGTTAGTTGGAGCCCCTTTAGACCCTTTTTTACGCATTTTTTCTTTAGAACCCGCTTTTATACGTTTTCTTTTTGCGTGTATATTTGCGTATAACCCCTTTTTAGCCATTATGCTCTTCTCGCGTTTTTTGTTCTTCTAAAAGAACGGTTTGATCTTTTTGATTCCATCCTCATATTCTTAGCCACGCTGTTTAAAGGGTTGTTGTCTTTATGTGCAACATCTTTACCATCACCCTTTTTTGCTTTGCCTTTAGCTATCATTATACGACGTGCTTTGTTGCGACCAGCCCTGCGTTTTTTTTGTGTAGCTGTACCTTGGTATCTATCGTATTCTTGCCGATAGTTTCTGCCCATTACTTGCCAGCTTTAGCTTGGGCTTTTTTGTGTGCTTGTCTCATAGTATCACCCATAAGCATGCGCCTTTTCATAAAGGACATGTGCTTTGCACTGTGGTGCTTACTGTGTTTGTTTAAAGACGTTTGTTGACGTTTAGAAATGCTTTTCTTTTTGACCTGTTGAGATGGTCGTTTAGCTTTTCTAGGCATTACTTTTTAGGCTTCTTAGGGTTATAAGATATAGAAATTTCTTTAGCTATTTCCTGTGCATTTTTTGTAGGTAAACCTTCAAAATTTATAGCGTCTTCTGCGCGTTCTCTGTTAGGTACATTAGGCATCATTGTAGTTTCTTCAACTTCTGTGTCTCCAATTTTACCTTTTGTTGTTGGTCCTGGTGTTCTAGACGCCATCTCTTTTCTCCTGCGTAATTAAAAAATCAACTAACTTTATTTTATCATTAATCTCAACCAATTTACCAACCAGTTGGTCTAAGTACTCTGTAAAGTTAATATGCTCCGGTATTGAAGTAGGGTTAGAAGTAAGCACTTCTAGGTCTAAAGTGACCTGGGCCCGTTGTCCTTCAAGCGTTACTTTGTAAGCTTTGTAGATAGATCCTTTATCCATAATGTTTCCTTAATAGTAGTCTATGTCATCGTCCACGGCTAGTAGCCGTATGAAGATTTCTTCTTGCCTTTTTTTGCCGGTTTTTTCTTCTTAACAGGCTTTTTCTTGTACATACCTTTCATTCCCATTTGATTTATACCTCCGCATTTCATAATCTTTATAGTACCTTAACTAGGTTCAGTTGGCCAGACTATTGGATCAGCGGAAGGTAAATCTCTTAACGCTTGGCGGTACGTGGCCCATTCTGTTTTTTTAGAGTCTGACAAAGGGCTATCGGCAACCTGTGTCCAATCCGATTCAGCAAGCAGGACATTTCTATTTGCTCGTACTTCATTTAAAACTAAATCCGCTCTTTCAACAGCGGCACCGCTTTGTATTAAGTATCGATTAGCTGAATAAGAGCCTTCTATAATGCTAAAACCACTTGCAAGAGGTATTTCTGATTGATGAGCCACACCCGAAGTTGCGTATTCAATTTCACCAGAATCAGTATTATAAACTGTGTATGTGTACATTATTGAGTGTTATCCATAATTATATTTAAAGAAAGCTGAGTGTGGTTATACCCCCCACTAAAATAAACTCGCCAATAAACAGTGCTTTGAGAAGTACTTAACCCGGTTATTTGACCCGTGTAAACATAGCTATAGCCCCTGTATGTTCCTGCATTCCAGTATATATTAGTATTACCACTTGCATTTACCCAAGTAGAATTGTTTAAAGAGTATTGCACTACCCCCCCACTTACATTACCAAGAACACCAGCAAAAATTGCAATGTAAGTGGCATTATTTCTTATTTGTGTAATTGTTACGGGAACAAACGAAGCATTACTGCCTGTGTACGTGCCAGAACGTTGTACATAATTCTGTGCACTTCTGCCTAAAGGAAAAAAAGTACCCGCACTAAGATGACTTTTAATGTCTGTACTAACATTATCAAAATGTTTAACGTTAAGAGTGTCTGCATTAATCTGCGTTCCTGTAATAGTATTAGCTGCTATTTCGAGTGCTGTAATAGTATTAGAGGCTATTTCATCGGCTGTAATAGTATCAGTGGCTATTTCAGTAGCCGTAATAGTGCCACCATCTATTTGAGTAGCTGTAATGGTATCCGCTATAATTTTTCCACCATCTAGAGTGCCAATTTTAGCGTCAAGAATTGCAGCATCTTTAATACGAGCTGTGTCTATGTATACTACATTATCCGTAATAATAAATGGAGCCACAGTACTTGTAGTAGAGGGGTTCCAAATAGCAAATGTGTCCGCTCGAAACTGTACGTAGGATGTGGCTCCTGAACCGCTGCTCGCGTTTGAGCCAATGACCATACCCGCGGCTGACTTACTGCCGTTAGATTCTGTTGCAACATTTATAACATACATGGCATTTACATCGCCATTAAGATTGGCTGTGGTAGTACTTAAACTAGAAATAGAAGAAGTGTGCCCTCCAACTGTACTACTTAAAGTACTAAGAGAACTAGCAGTAGCGTTTTGGGCATTAGTAACTGTAATTACGTCTTGTTGTGCACTA